CTGAATTAGAGAACATAATTGTAAGTAGGTTTAGTTGCAACATAGAGTGCGGTAAACTAAACAAATATAACTTACATCTCTCTTATAGCGCAAATCGTAAACGCTTTTTTGATAACTTGTGTACGTTGTATTCTAATTTAGAATCTCGATATATAGAGTTATTACGTATGCTCGAAAAACATCAAGACACTATAAGTGAAGATAAAAAGAAAGAGTTTAAGTTTATTACAGACTTAAAAGGAGATTTAAGTTTAATTATTGATACCTGGTCTCAGTCGGAGTATATTATTCACTCAGTATATGAGCGTAATAAAAAATATATAAAACTAATACCTAAAAAGATTGATAACTTAGCTCAACATTTATTTAAATACGCAGACAAAGTATTATTAATGTCAGCTACGTTTGTTGATTATAAAAGTATAATGAGAGGGTTAGGAATAGCAGAACAAGACTACAAGTATATAGACCTACCATCTACTTTTGATTCAAAAAAATCTCCTATACTGTTTGGTAACTTTCAGTTATCAAAAAAGAATCTCGAATCTAGCTTCCCGAAAATTGTAGGTTGTGTTAAAGAGATATTAGAAGAACATAAAGATGATAAAGGCTTAATACATACCCAATCGAATAAAATTACTAGTATGCTTCGAGATGGTCTTAAAGACGATAGAGTATTATATCGTATTCGTGGATCAAAAGATAATGTACAGATATTAGATGAACATCTTAACACAGATAAGCCAACTGTATTAGCTAGTCCTTCGATGAGCTTTGGTGTGGATTTAAAAGGAAGTACAGCTAGATTTTGTATAATTATTAAATGCCCATGGCCTGATCTTGGAGATATACGTATCAAGGAAATGTCAAAAAATAATTATAAATGGTATTCTAATAAGATGTTTACTACATTTATACAACAATGCGGTCGATGTACAAGAACTGAGGATGACGCAAGTGTTACGTATGTTTTAGACGCTGGAGGTATCAGAAGAATGCTTCCTGATTACCTTAAATTGTTACCGATGTATTTTACAGATAGGTTTGTTTAATAAATATTTATAATGAAAAATCAATACTATGGTTTTGAGCTAAAAGATATGATAAGGCAGTTTGTTACTGCTTTTAATAGTATTGTTATTAATAGATATAATAAAGATAAGACAGCGGTCGATAGTTTGAAGGTTGGTTTTTATTATGGCCCTAAAGAAAGAGCAATACATGATGTAGTAAATAAAGCTGCTTCTTTAAAGCTCCCGGTTGTTTCAGTTCATTATACATCTATTACTAGAGACCCGGATCGAGTGTTTAATAAAATACCGGGATTTTATTTTAGTCAGTCTCCTTCCGTAAGTGGAGGTTCTCTTGCATCAGATCATTTAAAGACCCCATTACCTGTTAATGTAGGTATCAATATGTCTATCATGACTAAGTTTCAAACAGATATGGATCAGATTATAAGTAATTTTGCTCCATATAATAATCCATATATTATAATGAGCTGGATTATACCTACATCGCAAAACTTAGCTAGTAATTATGAAATAAGATCTGAAGTTTTATGGTCAGGTGATATAAGTTTAGACTATCCTATAGACGTAACTAGTACTCAACCAGCGAGAGTAATTGCTAATACTAGTTTTACTATCAAAGGTTGGTTGTTTAAAGGACCTGAAGCTGAAGATACTAAAAACATCTTTACTATTGATCAGCAATTCGTACCGGTGAGTGGATTTGATTATGAGTAGATTTTTAAAATATAATAGTACCCTAACAGATGTAACTGCCTTTAGCGCAAATTTTGATACAAGAGAATTATCAGCGCGACCTCAGTTCACTGGTAATGAATATACAACTCTTAACAATGGATTCTCCTCTATACATACATTAGAGGGTTATAACTTTGAATCTGTAACAGATGTATTGTTAAGCTGTACTAATAGTGCACCTCTCTTCACTAGTGCTTCAGGTTTAACTAGCGTAAGTGCTTTTAATTTTGATACTGTTTCAGGATTATCTGCAACTTATCCAGAAGTAAGTGGGTTTCCTACGACAACATATACACTAAATAACTATAATACAATGACGGTTACGTTTCCTACTGTAACTGCCACAGGAGTTGTAGATATCATAGCAGTTAACCCTGCAGGTTATGGTATTTTTGGTACAGACGTTGGTACGACAGGTATAACAATAAATTAATATGGCAGACGACGGAAAACAAGGAACATTTG